ATAGGTAGCATCGGCATAGACTGCGGTCACGGTCGCGGTGAAGGTCTCGCGCTCGTATTCCATCGCGCGCCGCGTGCGGTTCAGCCAGAAATCGCCTTTGGGTCTAAGCATCTATGTCCACATATGCGTCGTGTCGCGCACCAGCTCCAGCGTGCTCAGGTTCGGCTCGCCGCGCTTGTATTCGATCTTGTGCGAGACGATGATGTAGTCAACCGAGGTCGCTGATTCCCCGCCGGAGTCGTCGAGGCAGACGGTGATCTTGTCGCCCGGCTCGTGCACCAGGTTGCAGGGCGCTACGAGGGTTGCCGGGTAGCACTCGTTCGCCAGCCACGTCGCCAGCCGCTTCGCCAGCCATTCGCAGTCGGCGTTCTCCTGGCCGGGGTTGCCGCCCAGGTAGTCGTTCTGCTCCTCGGCCACGCCCTTGTAGCCCGCCGCGTCGAGGCCGGTGTTGGTCGCGGTGCCCTTGTAGTTACCTTCTGATGACTGGCGCAGATAGCCCCAGACCTGCACCGTCACCCAATCGTCCATCGCCACGCTGCCCTGCCAGTAGATGCGGATGAGGCCGTACTGGTCGAACTCTGCCTCCGCCATGCCCGCGTACTCGACCAGGTTCACGTCTTCCAGGTGCCCGGCGGGGGTGACGATGTAGATGCCGCCGTAGCCCGTAGGCAGCGGAAAGGCCGGGACGAGAAAGCGGTATTCCTCCGCCCAGTCGTTGTCATTCCACTTGTAGATCGCGCTGTGGATCGGGCCGACGCCGGGGTCGCTGTTGTTGAACCAGTAATCGTCCTCGAAAATCTTGGTGGCGGTGAGCGCCAACTCCGGCACCGCCGCGAGCTGGTGGCCGATGACGTTGACCACGCTCGCCATGCGCTCCGGCTCCTGCCACTGCTCCTCGAACGAAACCATGAGCGGGTTGCTGCCGAGCGCGCCATAAGTCCAGGTCGTCGCGCCCTCCGGGATGATCGGGGCCGACACCGCCTTGCCGTCATACCGGAAGCGCAGGAAGTGATGCTTCGCGCCGAGTAACTGCGCGATGTCGCTCATGGGGTTGAAGGTGCCGGGCGTCCAATCGAAGACCACGCAGTCGAGGGCGGCGAGGGAGATGTCCCCGTCGCTGAACCCCACCTTCGCATCCTTGAGGATGTTCGTCACCAGCACGTTGACCTGGCGCAGCGCAGCGTTGCGCCGGACGCGGATGACCCCGCTGCCGGGTTCGGGGCGGCCAAGCACCGGCTCCATCGTGATCTCGCCCAGCCACGCCTTGCGCCCGTTATCCATGCATTGCAGGGTCGTGATTTCCTCGCCGCCGCGCGAGACAGAGTTTGCGCCGCTGATGATGTAGCCCTGGAATATCTGAATGAAGGCGGCGGGCGAGTTTGTCATCCATATTCGGATGCGGTGCCCTGCGTCGGCGCGCGGATCGCCCTCGCCGCTCCACAGCCGCGAGTAGAGGCGTGCGGCATTCGCCAGCTGCACCTCGGCGGTCTCAGCGCGATGCTCCATCGTCTGCGAGATCGAGGCCGAAACCACGTCGGCGCTCACGTCGTGGTACGAGCCGCCGTACTCTATCTCCACCTTGCACTGGGGCAGACGTTCCAGCACACTCGGGGCGAGGGTGGCAAGGTAGTTACTGGGTAGAGAAGAGCGGGCCATGCGTGCGCCTCATTCCTCCTCATGCTACGCCGCGGATGTTCAGGGTCAACTGCACCCGGCTCATGCCATTCGGATCGCGCCCTTGAGCGGTCAAGCTCATCACCATCACGTCCCAGGTGGTTGCCCCGACCTGCGGATTGAACTCATAGGTGCTGGTGGATTCGGCCATTGTCTGGAGTTGCTCCCACATCGCATCGTCCATGCGCTCCCACTCCAGCACTACTTCGGCGCCCGCCACCACCGCGGGCCACACGAAAATCACCTGCGAGGTAAGGGTATCTGCGGTCGCCACCGCCTTGGGGGTCAGCAGCGAATCCGCATCAAGCCCCATCACCTGCGAGGGGTCAATCTCGAAGGAGTACTCGCCCAGAATCATGTTGGCCATGCTATCCCACCCCGCTACGGCGGTCTCTCCAGCCTAGCCGCCGGCACATCTCGTCCGCGATCATCCCGCCGGCGTTGCGCACCACGCGCTTATTGAGCTCCTGGGCGTAGATCGTCACATTGATCGCGCCCGGCTCCAGTCTGACCGTCTGGCCTCCGCCGCCAGCCCCTGCTGCTGCCCAGGCAAGCCCGTGGCCGAACGGCGCCGCGGTGGGCAATCGGTCCAGGACTGCATTGGGCAGAATATAGCCGGCTCTGCGCGGAACCCACAGTTCCGGGCCGCGCTCGCCGACCACGCCGACATCCCGCGCCCGCACCTCGCCGCCATGCTGCCAGAGCTTAAAGAGCCCGCCCAACCCGCCAATGATCGCGCCGATCGGGCCGCCGACTGCCCACCCCATCAGTGCCCCCGCGAGCGTCCCGCTCAGTCCGCCCTGCCGCGAACCGAACCCGAGGGTGGTGGCAAGATACGCTGCCGCCATGGGGCCGAAAATCTGGGCGGCGGTTTGGGCGAATGGCTTTGAGGTCGCGCCGACAAACTGCTTGCTGGCCTGCTGTCCGAATGGCTTCGAGCCGACATCTGCGAATAGATCCGCCGCGCCAGTCCATGCGATCTGCTCTGCGGCGGTTTGCGCGCTGGTCGCGGTCGGGGCTTTCTTACTACCAAACCCGAGCAATCGGCCGAGTAATCCGCCGAGTAAACCTCCAAGCCCCCCTCCGCCGCCTCCGCCAATGCTAAGGGCATCGCTTAACGCGGCCTTTATCTGCCCCGCTTTGGTCAGCACTTTTATCAGTAGCAGGATGAGGTAATGGATTGCGATTCTGAGCAGCTCGTCCCACAGTGCCTTCCAGAAATCCTTGAAGGTGCCGATGCCCTTGATCAGGTTGAAGATCGCGTCCTCGAACCGCTGGACGATGCTTTCCAGGACGCGCTTGGCCGCCTCCCGCATGTCCTCCCACATCTGTTGCCATGTGCTCTTGATCGCCCCCGTGTGCTGTTCGATTTTCGCCTGCACGGCCTCGATCTGTTTGGCGACGGTTTCGAGTTTCTCGATGTCATCGCCAGCCGCTTTGCCCTGTGCAATGAGGTAGGCCAGCTCGGCGCGATAGGATTCAAGCAGCAGGGTATGGAGTCGGTTGCGCTCCTTGTCGGAGGAGATGAGGAGCAGTTGGACTTCCCACATGCGCCGCTGCTTATCGGCGGCTTCACGCGCCCAGGGGATGCGAACCGATGGCGCCGGTGTTTCCAATCCTGCAGCCCGCGGCTTGGCGATGCCGAAGGTTGCCCCGATGATGCCGCCTGCCAGCGAATCCCTGATGCTCTTCGTTTTAGCCCCGATCACCTCCAGGGCCTGAGGCAGAGCCTCAAACGCGGCGCGAATGTATGCCGCCATCGCCGCCAAGTCGCTCAGCATCGGCTTGGGCTCCGCGAGCATGGCGTCAATATCATGGATCGCCGCCCGCATGTCCCCGGCCGCAAGGCTGGCCTGCACCCACTCGTCGCTGTACCGGGTCGCAGAAGCCGCCGCCTTCTCCTGATCCGCCAGTGTGAAGGCAAGGATACCGCGCAGTTCCCGCGCCGCTGCTTGCCGCTGCTCCCAGGTGCCAGCCTCTTTCAGGTTGGCCTCGAGGGTGCGCACCACCAGTTGATAATGCGCGGTCTCGGCGTCCTCGGCTCCACGCATGGCAGTAGCAATGTCGGCGTACTGGCGCTTCTGCTCCTCGGTCGCCGCCTTGATGCGGTCGCCGTGTTCTGTCTCCATCCGGTTACGCTCGCCCAGTAGCTCGTTGAGATAGCCCTGGTCGAACTTTTGCTTGCCGCGCGCAATCTCTTGCCCCTTGATCGTGCGGTTCAGCCAGGTGTAGTAGAGATACTCGGCCTGTCGCCGATCGCCATCAGTCCGCCCCGCCTCAATCTGCCCCTTAAGCTCCCTCTGCAGCACGCGCGCGCGGTCCTCGGCAGTCGCGCGGGACGCATCCTCCCGCTTCTGCCGCGCATCCTCGATGTCCGAAATCTGGAGGTCAATGGCATGCTGGCGCTCCATCGCCTGCGCGATCTGCGCATTGAGGTTGGCGACAACTGCCGCATCCTTGCTGGCCGCCCGTGTCTTTTTGAGCTCCTCGATCTTGCTCTGGATGGCCTCGGACTTCGCCTGCAACTCGACCAGCCGCACCCACTCGCGCGTCTCGGCGGACAGCGGCCCCAAGGGTTGCATCGCCCTACCGCCGGCTGCCTTGGCGCCCGCTCGCAGGCCTACAGCGCCCGGCATCTGGAAATGCCACGGCTCGTACTTGGCGCCCGCCCACTTCCCACCCCACCCGAGCTTGAAATAGTCGGCGAAAGGCTTGACTACCTCCATGAACTTGAGGCCCATCGGAGTGCCGGCTGCGACGATCTTCCCGGTCGCATCCCGGAATGCAACGTCTATCGCGCGCCCAAACTCATGCGGGGACGTTCCCGGCTTGGCGGCATACGGCCCCTTGCCCGCCACATATCGGTCATACAGGCGCTGTTGCTCCTCGTGGCTGCGCCGAGCCGATGTGACCACCATCTCCACGCCGGCCTCGCGCAGCACGCGATTGACCTCGGTTAGAAAGTCGGCGAATAGCTTGTTTGGAGCCAGGTAGGGCTTGGTGGGCGCGCCTTCAGCCTGCCAACGCTCGTAGACCATCCGCTGGTTCCGGCGCACCCGGCGATATTCGGGCGTCTCCCCTAGAGGCATTTCCTCCGGGGGCTCCGGCATCCCGCCCAACTGCGCGCCCTTTTTCGACACTGCCGTTTTGTAGGCTTCGCCTGCATCCCTCGCCGCTTTGGCAGAATCGCGCCAAGCATCGGTCATCCGCCACACTATCTCGATGAGGCTTGTCGCGAGACCGGCGACAATGGCCCATGGGCCCGCTACGGCAAGCACCGCCAACAGGCGGCTCTGGGCAGTGGTGGCTGCGGTTGCCGCGCCAGCCAACTTCGTCTCTGCGGCAGCCGCCGCCAATGCCCCTGCCGCCAGCCGCCCCGTCGCGACGGTCGCACCTGTCGCCGCCACCGCCTCCGCCCGAAGGCTCGCCGTGGCAGCCACCGTCGTCGTGGTCACCGCCGCCTGCCTGATGCCGAGCAGCGCCAGCACCGCATTGAGGGCGCGCATCCCGCCCGTGATGAGCCCTACATCGCCCACCACCATGCGCCAGGCCATCACGCCCTGGGCCACCTTGAGAACCATCAATACCGCGCCCCCGGCGAGCAGCATCACCGACCCGGCTAATGCGGTCAACCCAACCGCCGCGGTGCGGATCGGGGCCGGGAGCTTCTCTATTAACCCGACCAAACGCGTCACGAGCTTGAGCGCTGGACTTAGGACCGGCACAAGTTCGCCGCCGATGGCCTCCGCAGCATCCGTCACGCCCTGGCGAAAACGCTTCCATTGGTTCGCTAGCGTGCCCTGGACCTTCGCAAACTTCTCGTCCACCACCCCCGCGGAGTCGGCGACCTCGAGGAGCTTCTGCGCGAACAATCGCGAGTCATCGGCTGCCAAGGCCGCCAGGACCTTGTAGCCGCGCACACCCCCGGCCATCTGAATCATCGCGGCTTCGTCATCCCCGGCGGTCTCGGTCAGGAACTTGATTGCGCCGGCAAATCCCCGAGACTGGATTAGCGCCTGGCCCGATTCGTAACCCGCGGCATGCAGCGCGTCCTTCAGAACCTTGCCCGGGTTGGTCATGTTGGTCATCGCCCGCCCGATGCCCATGATCGTATTCTCGGCGTCGTACCCGACGGTGGTGGCGGTGGCCAGGGCGGCGACGATATCGCGGATCGGCACCTTGAGTTGCGCGGAGATCGGCGCCAGGCTCTTCACGGCGGCGGCAACTTCGTCCAGGCTCATGCGGCCCTTGAGGCTGCCCTGGTAGAGGGTGTCCATGACCGCGGGGGCTTCCCTGCTGAGCAATCCGTAGGCGCGCAGCAGCGAGACGAGCGCATTGCCCAACCCCTGTACATCGGCCTTGCCGGCGACCGCGGCCTTGGCCGCCGCGGTAAGCACCTCCATGCCTGCGGCGCCTTTCATCCCGGCGCGCCCGATGTCAGCCAATGTCGGGGCAAGCATCTGATCCAAAACGCCGGTCGCACGAGCCAGCACGTCGATCTGTTTGCCCATCCTTTTCAGCTCGGCATCGGTCAGCCCCAATACCTGGTTCATGTCGGTGAGAATGGATTGTTCCTCCGCCGCCGCTTTCGCCGCCAAGCCCAGGCCGGCTGCAATCGCAACGCCGGCGGCGCTCACCGTCAAGGCCGCGCTTTGCCACTGCGCCTGGTGATCGCGCACGGCGGCGCCGAATGCCATCAATTTGCCGCGCGCAGTGGCCAGGCTCGCGGCGAGCCCCGTGGGGTTGCCCGTAATCGCAACTTCGATCCTACCGACTTGCATTTCGCATCTTTACCTTCAGGCCGAGAGCGGCCCACTGCTCGATGGTCATGTTGCGCACACGCTCGGGCGCATCATCCGGCCGCAGCGCCGCCAGAAAACGCTTGAAGTCCCGGTCTCTCGCGTGCTGCGCCATCCGCATGATCGTCGCCCCCCTGCATGCGCTCATCTGCTGCCGCCGCGTGATCGCTCCCGCGAATAGCTCGAGCTGCGCCGGCGTCACGTGGGCCGGAATCCACTCGTGATTCCAGCCATACTCGCTCATCATCAAGTCGAAGGCGTCCGCCCAACGGCTGCGAACTTCTCGGCGAACTCCCGCTGGCGCTGTAAAAAACGGACGAGCTCATTGACCCGCTCCATCGCCTCCACCAGGTCCATCAACTCGTTGGGGCCGCAGTTCTGGCGGAACCAATCGGCCTCGATTCGCTCGCCCTGCTCATCCTCGCAGACCTCGGCTAACATCTCCGCGACCTGCTTCGGCGCCTGGCGGATTAGCTGGGCGAATGTTTGCATGTCCCCGGCCAGCCATGGCTCGATGAATGGCTCCAGCCGCTCGATCAGCCGCTCCCAAACCTCGATTACCGCCGGACGGACGTATATCCGGCGGCCGGCCACTTCGATTGTCTCGCCGCGGCGCAGGATGATCGCCGGATCCCGGTTGCCGTCCTCATTGCCGTCATCACTGGAACTCGAAGACTTCTCCGTCATCCGATACCTCCATTAGCATTTGATCCTGCTTTGTGGGATCAGCGAGTGCGAGGAAATGCACCTCGTATGCGGTCGCCTCGCGCTTGCTATAGGCATGGCCGGTCGGCTTGATGATCGTTGCGCGCGGGATGCGGATGGTGCGCGTGGAATGAGTGCCGGGGCCCTTGCCGCGGGCGATAACCTCATGGATTGGCCGGGCGCCCGGGTTGCCCGCGATCAGCGTAATCGTCCCATCTTCCCCAACCGTCACCGACCCGGGCGGCAACCCCCAGGCAATGGCCAGATTTTGGAGCGTCGCCGCCTCGATTTGGCATACCAGGCTGAGTCGCCGCGCCGTCACATCCAGCCGCTCCGGCGCCGCCTGCTTGTCCGGCTGCTGCTCGATCTCGGCCTCCTCGATCTCCAGCCGCGTGCCGCCTATCAGGGCGCCGACGTTGCCGTCATCCACCAGGAGCTCGCGCGTACCGATCAGGATGTTGTCGGGATCGAGCGCCACGATGTCCTCCCCCAGAATCAAGTCCCCGCTGTACTCGAGGTATGCCGCGGCATCCGAAACCAGGTCGCCATGCTCCTTGCTCTCGTCCGCCCCCTCCCAGTAGAGGCCCTGAAGGCTTTGCTCATCCGCATTTTCCCACGCGAAATTGAGCCACGCTTCGAGCACGATGCGGTCGCGCAGTTGCACCTCGATGTCTTCGCCGAGGGCGTCGGCCATGCCAACGAACCATGACTCCTCCGCCGGCCATTCCGCGGTCGGCCCCCAGTCATTGGTCAGCCGCTCCGAGTCAGCCCCGAACAGCGTGGCGATCCGCCCGACTCCCGGCCGCCATAGATAGATGAAGCTGCCGCCCTTGAGCGGCCCGCTTCGCCATGCGCCGGCATGGGTGAATCGTGTCCCCGCGACGAGGGTCTGCGCGGCCAGGGCGGGCGAGATGAACAGGGCCATGAGATCGCAGTGCGCATCCGGCACGACCCCGGCATCCCAGGTGCGCTCGACTTGAGCCGCGCCGTTGGTCTTGCTCATCGTCATGCAGACCAGGCGCTGCGCTCCCACGTGCCCGGCATCGCTATCGGTGGTCGCCGTGGCTGCGGGCGCGCCCGGCTGGCCACTCGCCTCGTTTCGCAGGTATAACCGCGTCGGCATCATTCGCCCTTATGGAAGGCGGGGCGGCCCGAGGCCGCCTGCACCGAGCCGCCACCGCCCGGAGGCACCTTGCGACCGCATGTGCACCGCGCACGCAGCCGCGGCACAGCCTCAAGCTCCCCAGCCAGAGGCAGCGCAGCCGCCGACTAGGCGACCGTGTACTCCTCAATGGAGCCGACCTGGTCGCCCACCACGCGGCTGGTATCCGCCAGCACCGTGATCTCCAGCGGCAGGTCAACCTGATCGTCGCGCGACCACACCAGGTCTCCGCCGCCCGTCACTGCACAGCGGTAGTAGGTGACCGCCCAGGTCTTCCCGCTTCCCGCGGGCAGGATCAGCAGCACGGAGGTCTCGGTCACCTCTTGATCGCCGCCGAAGGTCAACCGCCGCCGGCCGCCACCGAGGTCGATGATGGTGGCCGACACGCCCCAGACCGCCTTGACGTGCTCCAGGCTCGCCTCCGCCAGGGGCACGCGGATCGAGAACTTCTCGCCGGCCTTCATCGTGCGGATCGGCAAGAGGCTCTGGTCCACCTCGACCTCGGAGGTCGTGATCTCATGGGCGATGGTCGCGCCGCCATGCGAGTGACCCATGAACAGCCCGCCGACATAGATCGCCTCCGGCGCGCCCTTGATCACCGCATCGGGGTCGAAGACGCCGGCGGTGTAGAAGTACAGGCAGCCCTCGAGGATGTCGTCGGGCTCGGTCTCGCCGTTGTCGGCGACGCCGATGTCCTGCATCCCGCCCTCCCAGGACTCGTCCCCGATATCCAGGGTCAGGGTCAACTCGGTCGCCGAGACATAGGCGACGTTGGCGGCGTTCGCCACTTCCCAGGCGTCGCCGCTGCCGTGGGTCCGGCGCAATACCACGCTCATGGTCGGCGTATCGGTAAAGCCGGTGCCGATGATGGTGATGTCATCCCCCTCCTTGCCCAGGCTGGGGTCTATACTGGTGATCGTCGCAGCCATTTTCGTTCGCTCCTTGTCGGTTAATCGTAATCCGCCCGAAGGCAAACAGCCGGCTATTCAGTTGTCCTGCGGCCTATGACGATGCTCGCCGCAGGTCAATCCAGATGTTGAAGCCCGCCAGATGCGCGGTCTGGTCTCCCGCCTGCTCGGTCTCGAGATAGGCCGGGCTGCTGCTCGCCTCGATGGTCAGCGCAAAGAGGTTCGTGAGCTTGATGTTCTGCAGCCGGTGCAGGGTGTTGAAGGCGGCATACGCCCTGGTCATCGCCGCCGCCGGCGTCGCCGCTCGCGCGTAGATCATCACCGTGGGCTTCTCGCGCGCAGTGTAGCGATCGGGCGGATAGCCTCCGGTGGGATGCAGGCTCGTGCAGACCACGGGCGCGGGCGGGCGCTGAATCTTGAAGATGCTGGTCCCGACCGTACCCAGCCCTTTCGTCTGCATGTAGGCCGCGAGCTCGTCAATCAGCAGGCTCATTCCAGCGCCTCTCCCACGCGCTGCTTCAGGTTATCGGAGTACTTCGACGACTGCTCTTTAAGATTGTCCTCGAGGTACTTCGCCTTCCCGCCCATCGGGTGGCGATAGTCGAGGCGCTCATGCTGCACTAGGGCATACGGCGTATTGAATCCGACCACGCCCGCAATCGCCTGCTTACCGCGTGCCCGGAGCATCTCGGCACCGACTGCCTCCTCGCCCACGGGGTGGCCGGCGCTGGTTTTGATGGTCTCGCCAGGACCGAAGCCGATACCGCCGCCTCCGACCTTGCGACCGCCCACGAACACCTGCGCGTCCCCGCTCGCCCGCAGCGTACCCTCCTCGATCGGGGCGTCGCGCTGCGCTCGCCCCACCAGGTCCTCGACATTCTCGATCATGGCGCGACCGGCTGCGCCAACCACTCGCTGCCAAGCCAGCCCGCCCACATCGAGGTTGGCGATGGCCTCATTGAGGCCCCTAATCTCGCCGCCCTTGGCCACTACTTGGCCTCCACGCCGAACCGGGTCTTCAGATAGTCCCGCACCGCCTCCAGAATCAGCACGGCGCAGCCAGCCGCCCAGGGCGGCACCGCGCCTCCCGTGCCGGTCTGAAGCCCCTGCGCTTCCGCAATCCACACGGCCAGAGTGGCCAGCGCTCCGACCACCAGGCCTTTGATCAGGGTCAGCTTCCAGTTCACGGTGTCCTCCTCAATTCAGCAAAATGCTCGCTTGAGCACGGCATCCCCGCCCAGGTCGCGGCTCGCCGCGACGGTGATGATGGTCAGCCAAATCGCATTGTCCGCCGAGACCTGATCGCCGGCGGCGACTGTAGTATCCGGCCCCAGCGTGACGCTCACCTCGGACAGCACCTGCTCGCCCTTCTGGTCGCGTACCAGGCGGCGCTTCTCGATCCACCGCCCGCTCCACTTCACCGCCGCCGCAAAGGTCGGCTGACCATAACCATCCATGCCGCTCCGCGGCTTATGCCAGACGTCCTGATTGGTATAGTCGCCGATCATCTGCCGCCCACGGTGCCCGGCGTCCAATCTCCATCCGGCGATGGCGAGGTGGCGATCACTGCTCCGGCCGCCAGGTAGGGCATCAGCAGCCTCTGCGCCTCCACACTATCCAGCGGCTGCGACGCGACTTGTGAGGCCGGCGCATCCCCGTAACTCTCGCTCAGGCCATCCACCGCGAATGACCGCACACCCTGCAACTGCAATGCGCGGCGCCGTTCATCGGTATCCCCGCGGCTCAATAGCGCCAGCGCTTCCTCGCACTGCGCATGCTTGATTGCCGAGGCAATGATGTAGGCGCCGCTGCTGGGGTTGCGGTCGCGGTAACGCGGGAAGGCGAGGGCTTGCGTCGCCGATGTTACCTCGAGCTCATCCATCGCGAGCGCCGAGGGGTAACCATAGGGGCGCCGATGGGATCGCAACCGGCAGCTCTCGATGCGCCGACATGCCGTCAGCAGCGCCTTCTGCTTGTTGGCTTCGACCGCCGCGCTCCATGCCGCGATATTCAGCCGCGTTGCAAAGTAGGTCTCGGCCTCGGCCAGCGTTACGTAGGAGTTGGCGGTCGCCCCGGCTATTGTGGCATCAATCGGATCGATCGCCACGGCTTAGCCCTCGACTTCCTCCACCAGCTTCGGGGCAGTCCACAGCAAGTGGATCGCATGCCCGGCAGTGAACGGCTTGCCTACTGCATCGGGCGGGACCTCGAGCGCGAAGTCGCCATACAGCACGCGCTCGGCTTTGCCCGTCCGGCTGCGAAGGTTGAACACCAGTCCCGCCTGCACCGCGCGCTCCAATGCCTCGGTGCGCTGCGGCTCGGGCAAGGCCATCATCCGCGTCAGCGATCCGCCCGCCGGCGCCTCATTCTGTCTGCCCGCGGCTACGGCTATGGATGCGGGCGCGATCTCGGTGCCGCCCTTTGCATCGCGTAGATCAACGTCCTGCACGATGCCGTCCGCTGTTTTGTCATCCTTCGGCATGCTCTTCCTCCTGCTCGGCTATGATTGTCCAGGCGTGGGGCCGGTGCAAAGAAGCGCGGTCCGGCCCCACGCAATCAACCGTCAGTCAATGGGCCTAGCCGCCAGGCTAACCCTGCGGGCCCTGCGGGCCCTGCGGACCCTCAGCGCCTTGGGCACCAGCAGCGCCTTGCGCACCCTCATCGCCCTGCGCTCCGGCATCGCCCTGCGCGCCTTCGGCCCCTTGGGCACCGGCAGCGCCCGCGGCACCTTGAGCGCCTTCGCCGCCAGCAGCTCCCTGAGCTCCGGCAGCCCCTGCATCGCCCTGCGCCCCAGCCGCACCAGCCGCACCCTGGGGACCCGAATCGCCTTGGGGTCCTCCGGGATCACCCTGGGCGCCGGCCGCTCCGGCTGCACCCTGGGCGCCGGCCGCTCCGGCTGCACCCGGGTCGCCCTGGGGGCCCTTATCCCCCGTCTGCTCGGCAACCCGGATGAGCGCGCCCAAGTTAATCGCCGCGGCCACCGGACACATCCGGTAGATCAGCGCAATTTGCTCATCGCTTATGGCCATGTCAGCATTCCTCGCTTTCCTAGTAGCATCGGGCCAACGCGGCGCAGCCGCCGCGACAGCCTCCGATGACTAGGCCAGGTCCTTGAGAACGCCCATGCGATAGGGGTTCCGGCAGACGAGCTGGCTATAGTGGATGATCCAGAAATCGGCGCTGTCCTTGGTCGCGCCCAGCACCAGGATCCCGAAGCCCGGCACGCCCGGCACCGCGACGACATTGCGCAGGCCCGTCACTGCCTGCTGCGTCGCATCTGTCACCGGCAGGATCTGATATTCCCACAGATCCTCGTCAATGAAGTCCATGCGGCCGGCGGTGTAGCCCGGCACCTTGATCAGCGGCACGCCCTCGAAATCCAAAGCCTGGTAGCCGCCGGTCAAGCTGGTGGGATTTTGTTGGCGGCGCTCCGACCGCAGTAGATCGCCATAGGCGTACCACTGTGCGGAACCGGTATAGACTGCCGTCAGCTTGCCGCCCCGATCAGCGACCGTCTGCGCGACCGTCCGCATCAGCGCCTCGCTCAAACCACGCGGCGTCCCGCCGTTCGCGCTCACGTAGGCTTTCCACCAGGTGTAGGTGTCGCGGGGGAGACCGGCATAGGTGCCACTGTCGGCCAGTGCAGCGTATAGGCCGGTGATGTCCAGGCTGGAGTTGCCCGTACCTGCGCTCATGATCTGCGTGTTGATGGAGTCGCGCATATCGAGCAGCCCATTATCAAGCTCGAACCGCAAGGGGTCTATGACCATCCCTCCGGCGGCGCCCGCCGCCAGCGACGGCCCGGTCACGGAGACCTCGGCGCGGTTGTATTTCCAGGCGAGGACGGCCTGCTTGGCCGCCTGCTGCCCGGAACCGGCGGCAGCGCCGCCATCAGCATAGGAGCCGACCGCGCTGTTCCCGGCATAGCGCACGGGCCAACGAATGGCGGCGCCCTTGCCGGTGATCACCTTCCCCCGCTCCTGCAGGCGGGTCAGCAGGAAGGTGTTCTTGGTCAGGGCATCGACCCACGGCCCGGCGTACAACTGCACAATCAACTCGGCCAGCGTGGTCAATGTGGCTGGCATTTATCTATCCTCCTCGGCGAATCGCCGTCTCAGCCGAGGCCTTGTCGCAATCGTCGTTCGAGTTCATTGCCGGCCTCGGCCAGATCTTTGGGCGCGACGGGCGGCTGACCCCGATTCGGATTCGTGGGCCCGCCGATCGGCGTCACCCGCTGCTGTCCCGAGGCGATCAGATATGGCTTTTGCTCCACCAGGGATTTGAGGACATCGTCAATCCCGCTGACCGCGCCCTCTTCGCCGACCTTGATGGTCTCTGCGAAGATGGGCATGGCCTTGGCCAGGAGGAACGCGCCGGCGGGGTCCACCACATTCGCCTTTGTCGCCGCCAGCAGAAACTCGGCGCGCACGAGATCGGTCTGCCGGGCCGCCGTCAACTTCTCGCTGGCCGCCTTCTCGCGCTCGTAAAGTTCCTTGAACTTCTCCTGCTCCGCGAGGGCCTTCCGCTCCGCCGCTTCCGTCGCGGTGGCGATCTCTGAGAGCTTGCGCTCGGCGCTTGTCGCGCGGGATTTGAGCGCCCCGATCTGGCTGCGCACGCCAGCCGTGTACTGCTCCTCGGCCAAGTCAAGTGGCTGGCCATCGAGTACCGCCTTGCGCTGGGCCTCGGTCAGACTGACCTTGAAAGTGCCCTTGCCTGCGGCGCTCGCTGCGGCCTCCGCGTCGGCCTTGCGTTTCGCCTCGTCGTCCTCGGCTTTTCGTTTGGCCTCATCCGTGGCTTCCTGCGCCTTGCGCGCTGCTTCGATTTGCTCTGGTGTCTCGGCCATGATCCTGATCTCCTCCCGTGGTTTACCGGCCGTCGCCGTCTCGCGGGGATTAACCGCTCCCCGCAGCGTCTGTTTATGTATCCCGAAGCGCCTTCATGTGGCGCTGAATGTGTTCCAAAGCCCCAATGCGAGCGGCTCGCGGCAACCGCCCCAAAGCCGCATAAGCGGTTGGGCCGCTGCTGGCATAAGCTGGCGCCGCCGCCGGCTGCTGGGATCCATCCTCGCGCACCCCCTGGATGCAGGAATAGAGCGCGTCCCGGTTGACCACCAGGTCGCCATCGAGGACCTCATGGTGCAACCCCAGGAAATCATCCGGGGTGCCGCTCTCGGGCGCGTGGCAATAGGCTTCGGACACCAGCTTGTCATCCGCGCCGGCGAGGGCGGCGACCGTCGCCCGCTGAGCCTCCTCGTCCATCGGCAAATCCACGACCCGGCTGTTGTTGATGCGCATGATTGCCTCAATCCGATGTGGATAGAGTTTCCTTGATGGTATTCTCAATCTCGATTGTGGCCATCTGCTATCATCTCCCCGGCTTTCGGCCAGCCTTGAATCGCCGAGTCGCCCTACGCCGCGGGGCGCCCTTGCCGCGATATCCCGAGGCGAATGCCGCGCGTCCCTGTTCCTCGGCCTGAGCCTCGGTCGGGTAGACCTTGCCGTGGCCACCCCACTTCCAGCCGCCTGCAACCTGGTGCACCGGCACGCTTATCCTCGCGCCTGTGGCTGCGGATCGCTGATCCTTAGCTGCAGTGTTAGCTCGCCCAGTTGCGACGACATCCGTTCCCTCTCCGGCCAACAAAAAGGCGGGCTCCCCCAGACCCCGATCTCTCGGAATCCAGAGAAGCCCGCCTCAGTCTGTGTGATGTCAGCGGACCGGGTCGCGAGTCACCGCGGCCCTTGGTCTATTCGATTATCACATCCGAATGCAGTATAGTCCGGCGGCAGCACCATGTCAAGCCCCCTGCGATCAGCCTTCTTACCGCGCTGCGCGGGCTAGTCGCCGTTCGGCCTGGCGATGGTGCGAGGTCGCCTGCTGCCGCAGCCGCTTGCCCTCCGCCCGGGCGCGCTCGGGGAAGTCGCGCCGGAACCGCTGTTGCATTTTCGCCGGCGTGCGGCCCCATATTGTGGGATCGGTCGAGGTTCCCGCCTTTATTTCCTCCGGGCTAGCCAACTGTTCAACGAAAGGCGTCAGTACGTGCCGGCAGTTGGGGTGAAAAATGATGTGGTTGCCCTGCACCATCCCCGGCAGTGAACTCACCGGCGGATAGTTCGGACTGGTCCCTGAGATCGAGACGACCATGCCCTCATAGTAGCGGCAGAAATCCTGGGCCCCGTGCGAATCAACCATCATCAGGTCGAGGCCATGCTCGCGAAGTCGGTTCATGGTCCCCTGGGTCATCGTCTCGCGCGTGGTGGTGCGTGCCACCATCTCGGTGTAGCGGTCGAGATCCCATTTGTGGCCGCGCCGGTCCACGAAGAACGGCCGCCCCTCCGCGAGCAGCCGCTGCTTGATCTGTTTGCTCACCTCGATGCGCGCCTTGCCCTCGGCCACGCCTTTGGCGACCTCCTCCATGCCAACTCGCCGGAACACATCCCCCACTCGCCGGCCGATCTGCGCGATGGCATAATCCATCGTGCGCAACAGCTCCTCGGTCACCGCCGCCACCGCCTGCTGGTGCACCTGGGCGAACACCTCATACCTCGGGCGCCCCAGGTTGATGCCGGCGCGCGTGATATTCCGCAAGCCCTGATCCGCGAAGTTCATGCCGAGGCGATAGGCGGCCGGCAGATTGGTCTGCAGCCAGAGCGCGGCCTCATCGCGTAGATCGGTCAGTATGAGGTTATATTGGCGCAACTGCGCGAGCGCGCGCCGGCGCTGCGCCAAACTCGCGGCAGCGTTGCCAAGGATATCCAGGGCGTCGGCCATCGCTCTGCGATAGAGGGCGGCCAGCGAATCGAGTGGACCATCGAAGACGCGCTGGAACTCCAGGACCTTGCGGCGGGCGATCAGAGTCGGCATGGCTCAGTCCCTATGCCGGCGATATAGCATCCGCCATAACGTTCGCCATAGCATCTGCAAGCCGCACATCATCGCTAGTAGGCGGGCGATGGGCCAGCGCCACCACGGCGCCGGCCGCCAACCCGCAGCCGCGATGATCCGCCCTTCTTCCGCGGCCATGCACTGCCAGATCTGCTCGCGATTGAATTGCTTGAGCCCGAGTTGGCGCCGCCGGCGTTTGGTCATCGCCCCATAGACTCGGCTATGGAAGACCTTGCTCACCGCGGTGTTTGATCAACCTCTATGCCTCGGCCGCCAGGGCTGCCCTGAGCTGGCGTCCCTTCCGCCGCTCCCTGGGAGGGCTGCGGTGCCTGTCCACGCCCAGCACCTGGCGCTCCGGTGAGCGCCACCGCCTGCCCGGTCTCTTCGGCAATTCGCCCCATCTCGGCTTCAACCGCATCGGGACCATCGAGACGCCGCACGCTCGATTCGATGCTCGTGTTGCCGGCTGCCAACCGCTGCATCTCAGTCTGCACCATCTCCGTGAGATCCTCCGGCAGCCCGTCCGCCCACTGGATCGTCGGCTCGGCCGGCTCGTACGCAGCGCCGCCGTGAATGACCTCGAGCTGCTGCGCGCACAGGAGCGCAGCCTTGAGCGCGCGGTCGTAGTACAGGCGCTTGCGGTTGATCTTCGCCAGCGTCCGCAGCAGTCGCAGCCGCAGGGCCGTGCCCGATTGGGCGGTGCCGTATTTTTCCAGCCCGAAGGCTACCGGCGCGGTCTCCGACATGATGAAGATCAGGTCAATCAGGCGGTCGGTGTGCGCCTGCGCCGCCGACAAATGCGCATCCCACGTCACGTAGGTCGGCGCCTGCTCGCCCGCTTCAAGCTGCACGACCTCCAGCTCGCTTAAGTTCACCGTCCCGTCCTCGTTGATGAACCGCGGCGGCAGCACCAGCTTGGGCGCCACGTGCTTGGTCATCACCTCATCGGTCTGCGACAGCCGCTCATCCAGCGCCTCGAACAGCGGCTCGAGGTCCTTGTAATCGCTCACCCCCCAGTAGCGCGACCCGTACACGAAGTTGGGGACATGAAAGATGGGGATGTGGTCGAGGCCGGTCTCGACTTCCGGCTCCAAGTCCTTGTAGGCCTCCAGGGTTTCGAGCGGCAATTCATCGCCGCCACCGCCGAGCCGCAGGAGCCGATTGCGGATCAGACCCGGTTCATGCTCCTCGATCCGCAGGTAACGCTTCTGTCGATCCAGTGGGTCGGTCTTCGGCCAGGCCAGAGTCACTCGCAGGACCTGGCGCACGTCATCCTCGCTGAGTTCCGGGAAATAGATGGTGGGCGGGATTTCCTCGATAATCGCCTCGGGCTGCTCCGATTGCGGAGTCCGTTTGCCCCACCGCACCTTGTAGACCGCGTCGCCCCGAAATGAATTGGCCAGCGCCGACTCGTAGTTCGTGGTGTGCAGGTTATTGCGCGCGATCAGGTTATCGAGCGCTTCCTGCGCCCCCTGGACATCCTCGGGCATGAGAAAATCCGGCTGCTCGCCAAACAATAGATCCGCCGAGAGCCGCGAGATCACGCCCGCGAAGTTGGCGACGATGTAGCGCCGGAGTTGGAACTTGCCGGGCACACCCGGCGCATAGAGCTCGCGGTGCTGGCCCAGGAACAACTTCTCGTACCGCTCATAATCCTTGACCCGCAGAACATGGTCGGCGGGCGGGTAGGCTCGGAAGTCAATCGGCATGGTCGGCTCCTTTGGTCTCGCGCTGCAGAAATGCAAAAGGCGGCTCGCTCCGATTGCTCGGAATGAGCCGCCTCAAGTCTGTGTGATGTCAGCGGTCAGCTATTCGGTTGTGCGGGCGTCGCCGCGCCCGCTGGGAATTATAACCGGCGCGGGCTTCGCTGGCAACGATGGTGCGATGTCCAGCCGGCAAGCCTCGTTACGCTCAAGCACTTCCAGCCGCACCGGCAGGCCCTCATGGTACTGCACCTTCAGCGTCACCGAGCCGAAGCCGCCCACCTGCTGCCCATACGCATAGATCCTGGCCACCAGGTTATCCCAGTGGCACTGCTGGGCCATACCCTCACCATCCCGCCGGGCGCTTGGCGATGGGCTTCGGGGCCGCGCGCTTGCGCACCTGCCAGGCGATGCCGGCGGCGATCACCCGGTCGTCGAACTTGCTTTCCACCGCCTCCTGCCCCCCGCTGTCGGTGGTGACGAAGGTCATGCACTCGTCCACCAACCCCGCCGAGTTGATGATCAGCGCCTGCTGCGCAATCGCGGCCGCCAGGTCATCCACCAGGATCGGCTTCGTCGCCTGGTCGGTCGGCCAGCCAAGCGTCGGCTGCGCCTTGGCCATGTGGTCGTAGCGCACGTGGTAGTAGAGCCGCGGGTAGCGGCAGACGTTGCGCAGCGTGTTGAGCGTCGAGTGGCCGTGGTTGTTGCGCTCGACCCCGATCATCGCATTGTTGTACCAGCGCCCGAGCAGGCTGAGCTGCTGCGCGAAACGCTCGGGTGTGATGCGACCATGCAGCTCCGCGACCTGCGCTCCGGTCTGGCGATCAATCACGCAAGCAGCAGATGCATCGCCGCCGGCCAGTCCCTCCCCGACGTCCGCTCCGATGACATAAACGCGCGAGACGACCGGCTTGTGCCATACCATCAACTGCCCGGGCGCTATCGCTACATTCCCCGTTTTGGACTGCAGCACATCCACGCGCATCGGCGCCGGCGCAGCCGCGATCCGCGCCGCGGCCTGGCGCAGGCGCTCGGTATCGAAGCATCCGCGACCAGTGGCGAGGAAGCAGTCCACATCATTCTCCGGGTATTCCTGCTTGAAGCGCAGCCCCAGGCCGCGCTGTTTGTCCCGGCGCCACTTGATCTGCGCCAGAGAGAGGCCGTGCCCCGCCATCGCGTCGCACTCGTCGCTCGCGAGCTGCGCGCGCAGCGTCTCCTCCTCGCCCGCATCCAACGCGAGCATGTAGGTCGGGTCCTGCCACCAGCGATAGAAGTTCGGGCGGTAGCGGTTGCTTCCCTCCTTGGCCTCGATCCATAGATCGTGAAAATAATTGCCGACGCCATTGGCCGTGCTCTCGATGATGATGCGCCCATCCGCCGGCACCGCCTCGGTCAGGGCGGCGAGCGCCTCCTGCGGTTTCGGCCAGAACGCGAACTCCGAGCAGTGCAGGTTGTTGATCGTCTGCCCGCGGCCGAAGGTCAGCGCGCCGGCGGTGCCGACGTAGAAGTGGCTGTTGATATCGGGCCACAGAAACTCGCGGCGGTTGGAGAATCGCGGCTTGCCCGCCAGCGCCCGCGCCGCCGCCGGCAGGCGCTCCCAGAAGAGCTGCACCTTGTGGAAGGTCTTCTCGCTCGAATCAATGTCATGGGCGACGATGACGGAGGTGGTATTGGGGCGCACTAGGCAGTCGCCAAAAAACAGCGCGCAGAACAGCGTGGTGAACCCGAGTTGGCGCGCCTTGAGGATCATGTCCCATCTGCTGCGGCGACCATAATAATCCGCCTGCACCGCATTGAGCAGGAACGGGATGACGCGGCGATCCTTAGTCCGAATCCACAGGTTCGCCTCGATCCAGGGGCGCGGGTTCGTCCGCTTCGCCACCAGCCGGTCCAAGCACCGGGAGAGCCCCGGCTCGTATTTGAGCCAGGAAGTCAATGGCGACGGCAGCCTCTTCATCGCTGAGCTGCTGGAGATCGCGTTCAACTCCGATGTCGGCAATCAGCACCTCCTCCGGCACACGCTTCACGATGCCGAGCGACTGCATCAGTTTGGTTTGTTCCACGAGCGCGGCCAGGATCACCCGCAGAAACCGGCCTCGCGCTGGCGATCCCTTGGGCGCTTCCATCAGATCGGCCCAGGCTTGGCGCGAGATGGCATTGGTCGTCTCGCGGATCTCGGCGCCCGCCTCGAGCACCGCCTCCTCGAGTTGGCCCGCCTTGCGCAGGTGCTCGTGCACTCGCTTGCGCACCGCAACCAGATCGCGGCCTATCGTGCGCCTGCCGACCCCGACGACCTGGGCGATCTCGCGGACGGTCAGCTTGCGCACCAACGCAAGCATCCACACCCGCCTGCGCCGCTCATCCACTTCCGCGAGCAACTCGGCGCGCTTGCGACCACGCGGGCTCCGTGTGCTCGGTGTCGCCGCCTCATCAGACATCAGCCGCCCCTATCGCTGTCGACACATGCGCCTGGCCAACGCTTGCCGGTCTGGCAAATTGGGGATTTCGGTCATTTTCTGCCACATCCTGCCCTTCGCCGGGCGCTGGAAGCACGGCAGACGCGCAGTCGTCGAAAGCCCGACCTGTCTCAGCATGGTGGGCTTGCTGTCCGGTCATGGTCTGCCAACGGCGAATGATCACATCGCAGTAGCCGGCATCCAAATCGAACCCATAGCAGCGACGGCTGAGGGATTCGGCCGCGATGATCGCGGTGCCGGAGCCGAGGAACGGGTCCAGCACCAAGTCCCCGACGTCGGTGCTGTTGCGGATCGCCCGCTCGATCAACGCCACCGGCTTCATCGTCGGGTGGAGTTCATTGCGGGCGGGCTTGTCATGCTCCCAAACGGTCGTCTCGTTGGTGGGCCCGTACCAGCGCGGCGCATGGCCATGCTTGAAGGCGTAGAACTGCGGCTCGTACCGATGTTTGTACTGGGCAAAGAGCGCCCCAGCCCCAATGTTCTTCACCCACACGATGAGGTTGCGTTCCTCGTAACCGGTGGCGATCAGCGCCTCGATCACCTGGCGGATGCGGGCCGAAGCGAACCAGAGGTATAGCGGCGCCTTATCATCCGACCACCGATAGGCATGGCCCAGCGAGGCCTTGAGCAGTTCCAGGTAGAGGGCGGGCGTCAGTTCGTCCCAGTAGGCATCGCTGGGCTGATCCACACCCCTGCGCGCCTTGGCGATGCGCTCTTCCTGGGCGGCGCGCCCGCCGCAGTAGGAGACGGCATAGGGCGGATCGGTGACCACGGCCTGGGCAATCTCTGTACCCATCAGCCGGTCCCAGTTCTCAGGCGCGGTGCAGTCGCCGCAGAGCAAGCGGTGCCCGCCCAGCAGCCACAGATCGCCCGGGCGCGTGATCGGATTCTCCGGCGCCTCGCCCGGCCCCGGATCTTCACACCGGATTTCATGCTGCTCGGCCTTGATGCGGTCGAGCAGCTCGCGCACCTCATCCTCATTCCATCCGGTGGAATCGAGAGTGCCGACCTCGAGCCGCTCTCGCAGCAGAACAGCCAAGGCCTGGTCATCATCAACCGCGAGGCGCGCCGACTCATTGTCATCTACCAGGAATGCATCGGGATCGCTGCCGTCGTAGATATGCACGCCGATTGCCTCCCAACCCAATCCCCGCGCTGCTGCAACCAAGGCGTGGCCGGCGATGATGGTGCCATCGCTTTGAATCACGACGGGCTTCTGTTGCCCATGACGGGCGAGGTTCGCGCGTAGCGCCGCGAGTTGAGGTTCGGGGTGCTGGCGATAGTTGCGGGGATTCGAGAGCAGCCGGTCAATCGGCCACACCGGCCATTCGCCTGTGGCGTCGGTCATTCTAGGACAGTTCCTTCAGCCCCCAGAACGCATAAAGCCGCCCGGGATCCCAAGCACCGCAGGCGGCCACGCGAGAATTATACCACAATCGGCGGCTGCGCGCTTGGTCGCCTCCGACATTTCTACCCCTTCTCCATCATCAGATTCCGCACCGCCGCCTCGATATCGAGCGGTAGATCAAAGAGTCCAAGCTGCCCGCGGGAGGGAATGGCCCGCTCGAAACCGATCTGCCCATCGAATACCCAGCCCACCAGACCCACCTCAAACCACTCCGGCTCGTTCAGGTGCAGCGCCAGATCCCTCAGCCATTCGGAATAAGCTGCATAGGTTCGCGCCTCGATCAACCGGGCCACGCCGATGACCCCGCCGCAGCGCTCATGCGCCGGCACGGTCGCCTCACGAGTTCGTAGCCGCATGATGCGTAGGGGCGCATGGCGATCTGGCAGCTTACCGGCGTGAATCGCGATCGTCTGGCCAATGGCATGGCGCGGCGGTCGCCATCCGCGAATCTCGATGGACTTCCTGCCGCCGACCAGCGCATCGGCCCAGGGCTGCTTGATGCTCAGCGCCAACATCGCTCTATCTCCGGCGGCAACTCCCGGAAGTCAACGCCGCCATCCCTGACCCGCAGAGCATCGCGGCCCGTAAGGACCGCCTGCAACATGCGCCGCTGCTCAAGGGTCCCCTCGCGGAGTACCGACTCTGCCCACCGGCAGACCGTTATCGCATCGTTCTCGGTGAACTCGCCATCCTGTCCGACCGCTAGCATCAGAATGCATTTCTCGGCTTCGGGCATAGTTAGCATCGGATGATCCTTCTCCGCATCGATCATCGCCCTATCTCCGGCGCCGGCGCATAACATTGGTGGCACAGAGAAAAGCCCATATCTAGCAACTCCTTCAGTTCCCCCGGCCCTAGCTGATATATCGAGCGCCTGATTCCGCCCGATGGTAGTGGCACCGCGACTGCCTCGGCTTGCCACCGCAATCCCTCGCACCCCTCATTCGCGTGGATGAGACCAGTCGCCGGCCATCCGGTGTCTCCCTGTAAGGCGATGTAGCCGGCACTGCGCTTCTCGGAGCCATGCGCGGCCAATATCCGGGTCAATCCGCCCCGCTCAATTCTGATGTCAACAATCTTCATCGGGCATCCCTCCGGAGATCCCGGAAAAGCACCAGCGCCACGGCGATCACGCCTGCGCTGCGACGATCAAGGCCTAGGCTATGCCCGGCCCGGGCCAGCAGGCCCTGCACCTCGAACAGCATTTGCTCTTCGTCGGGTTCGGTGTTACGGCCGAGCATTTTGCAGGCTAGCTCGATATATGGCGGTTGCGGCGGCATGACTGGCGTCTCCTCTCACGCTACGATGGGCCTCAGCGCATCGCCGGCGAGACCCAGTCCTCCCACAGAATGTAGCGCGGCGGCAACGCCGATAGATGCACCAGGCGAAAGCCGTGATCCTGCGCCATTCGCTCCATGCGCCCCCGCCTATGCGAGACGATCACCCGATCATCCAGGGTGATGAAGGCGCCGGCGGACCAGGCCCTCCCGCGATATTCGACCGACTCCGTCAACGCCATCGCCCACCAGATGCGATCGTCAAACAGCAGTAGCGGCCTCCGCAGGCGCCACAACGCCATCAGCAGGCGATAGCGGAGATGACTGCGGAATGCCATCAGGTGATAGCGAAGCGGAATCCGCGCGAGCTTGCGCAGGCGGCGTAAATGCGGCTCGCGGTTCCACCGGCGCTGCAGCCACAGGTAGATTCCAACCTTCGTATTGAACTTCCACAGCTTGAAGAGGATGCGCATCTTCAGGCACCAGAATCTCCATCTGCTCATTGCTCGTGCCTCCATATCATGTTTTCTCCCTGGCCTTCAGCGCCCGCACCAAGTCGCGCGTCTCCATCAGCCGCGCGCCGGCGGCGATGGCGCGCCGGACAGCCCGCGGCGTCGTCAAATCATAGTGCGGGCATCGGCCCGCCTGAAACCATCGGCGGCGCAAGCCGATGCTTGCGGCGAATGAATGCAGGCGATCCGCGTCGCTGCATACCAGGTGCCTGCCGTCGGTGAGAACCTCACTTGGCGCGTCGCCCATGTGCTTGCTCCGCCACCGCCAGCCGCCGCTTCGCCTCCTCGAGGCCGCTGAGGTCCGGGGCGCGGCCGGCGCTGATCCGGTTGTGAATCCGCTGCCAGGCATCGAACAGATGCGACAGCGCCAAGTGCGCGTTGCGGTGTGCGAGGGACTGGTCCTCGCAGGCGGCGATCCGCCGGCACCATTCCGTGCGCCGCCGATTCCACTCGTGGCTTTGGCTGCCCCACCCGCCGAGGTCCAATCGGTCATGCTGCCACATCGAGACCATCCGTTCGAGATCGGTGATCAGCGACTGAATCGCCTCAATCTCCAGCGCGATGCCGGTCGGTTCGGGCGCCACCGGTTTCTCAGTCACAGAACCGCCCTCCGCACTCGTCATGGGTTCCCGTTCCTTGGCTTTAAAGCCGCCGTTAATTTGCGCCGTGTGCGTTCCCGATTTAGGGCGACAAGGGCCACCGCTGCCGCATCCCAGATGTGCTCGGTAATCGGCTCGCGGGGGTTGTCCACCTCTACCGCGAATCGCATGCATCGCTCTACCGCGAGTTTCGAGGCGCCGCCACGCCCGGTGACCGCCTTCTTGATTTCCTTTGGCTGATAATCCACCAGCGGCACTTGCAGCGCCTCACAGGCAGCGCGCACCAGCTCCTGTTTGCCGCGCTGCGACATGCCGATCGTCCGCCGGCCCCACTGGCCTGGCCGCTCGGTGGCCACTAGGTCAACGTGGTGGTCTCGGCCCAATGCGACGATGAGTCGCTGGAGTTGCAGGCCGGTGGTCCTCGCCCACGAGCCCGCACAGATCATGTGCGGCTTGCCTGGCGCATCATCGCTGAGGATGACCAGCCCGCCCGGATTGCCCAAATCTACGCCCATAGTCCTCATCATGCTTTCCCCTCGGGAATCCTCAGCGCCCGCAGCATGTTGCTTCGCGCAGCCTCGATCTGGTCATCCGTGTATCCGAGTTTGTGTAGTTCGTCCCGCGTCACGCCGGCGATATTGGCGCCTACAATATGGCCGGCGCGCCTTGCGCAGGGGACGCACTCGATGGAAGTCGCCTCTCGGGCCAGACGGGCTGAGACCCACGTCCGGACCCCGCACCGCCAGCAGCGACGGCGCACCGAAGGAACGCTTGGCCGCGCGAGCATGTCCACCGGCATGCCGACCGCTATCATCTCCTCATCTTTCATGTGCCCGGCCTATCCCCGGTCTCGGTTCCCGTTCGCGCAGGCAAGGCCCGCAGTGCTGCGGTCAAATCCGGCGGCTTTCCCTGCGCGACTTGATGCTCGATCAACTCGCCCACCGTGGCAGTCCTGCCGCCCGGAAGCGCCAACTCGGAGTAGGCGAGGAAAACGTCCTCGAACTTCAGGATGCCGAACTCGGCCTGCTCCAGCATCGCCTTCAGCCCCCAGTAAAGGGCGCGCATGCGCTGGCGCTCGTCCTGCGGTTGCTCGCCGAGGTTGACCTGAAACCGATACACGCGATCACCGCGGCGGAAGCGCAGCGCCAGGACTGCTTGATCGGCGGCGCGGATGCTTTGCCAGGCGACGGCCGTCGCGCCATATCGCAGCAGATGTTGCTCGATTTCATCCCGGCTCCTATGCGCCGGAACCGGGGTGTTACGATACGCTTCGGGAATCGGTCGCCGCAGTTGCTTTCTCATCATTCCGCCTTCGCCCGCCGCCGGCGCTTGGGGCGGATGATTTCCTGCCAGCCCGCGATCTCGGCGCGGAGTTTGCGTATCTCCTCGCGGTTTTCTGCCCGCGCCTCCAGCGCGTTCGCCAACGCGGCCTCGGCGGCGGCCAGCGCGGTCTGCGCTTCACGCAGAGCCTTTTCGCGCGCTTGCGCCGCCAGCGCCAAATCCACCAACTCCTCGGCACTCAACTTCATCATATCCGCCGGCATTCAACCCTCCTTTGCTTGCTTGGGTTTCTTCGCGCCTTTGGCTTTCAGCGCTAGTTTCCCCGCCTTCGCTTTGGCGGCAGCCCTCGCCGCGGCGGGGGTCGCCTTCTTTACCGCCTTATCCCGGGCGGACTTGGCTTTCTCCCGCGCCGCCGCCGCATCAACGCGCGCCTTCTCCTCCGCCGCCACCTGGCGCTCGATGGCGGCGACATCCACGCCCCAGATCAAGCCCTGCGCGCGCAAATGGTCGTGCTTGCCGTCGCACTGGTGGGCGTTGAGGCTATTCGCCAAGTCCATTTCCAGCGCGAGCTCCACCGCGGCCGTAGCGATCTCCTTGGCGGGCGCCTGGTCGAATCGCGCCGCCAGGGCGCCGCGGTAATCTATCCCGCCCCAGTTGTTCTTTCCGGGTTTCAGCCCGAGCTGATCGCACATGCGCTTGGCGATATTGTGATCCAACCGTTGCGCCTGGCTCCCATAGAGCAACCGCATCGCCGGCGCGGAGAAGGGCTGCGGTCGCGCCTGCTCCATAATCTTTGCCAGCACCAGTTGCCCGGCGTGCGCGGCGGCGCGGCCCGCCGCCTTGCGCTGCTTCTCCCTGGCGATCTCGGAGGGCGAACGCACCAATGAATATGATCCCCAATGCTGCTTGCACTTGCTAGACCGCGGGCAGACGGTGAGGGTCTGCCCGGGCTTCTCCGAATCCGCGACCATGATGCCCTTGACCGCGGCCTCGCAGCATTTCTCGTTGCGCCCGATCTCGCGGTAATCGCAGCCGCAGATCGCGCTTTTATCCCGCCCGCCGCTATAACCAGCATCCAGCCGCAGCAGCGGCTCGCCTTTCGCCTTGGCGCCGGCGATGGCGCCCTCGATGAAGGCGGTGGTCTTCGCGCGGTAACACGCGCGGTCGGTGCACAGGTCGCGCTTGGCGAGTTCGGGCCACAAGGCCGGGGCGTAGCCAGTCCGCCTTTTGCAATCTTTGCAAAGCGGGGCGCTGGCCACCAGGTCCGGCGCATCGGCCTCGCGGAATGGCGCCGCGGGCAGGTCGAGTAGGATCTCATTGCGAATCCAGCGGTCGAGCTCGGCCGCGCTCACGTAGCGGATTCCCTGCCAATCGGCGCGTAGCGCGTGCTTGAGCGCCTCGGCCTGTTCCTTCGGCTGCAGGCGCGCGATCAGGATCGCGTGGGCCGCGGTGATCTTCTCCTCCCACAGCGCCTTCTGCGCGGGCCCGATCAGTTCGCCGAGCTTCAGCCGCTGATAGACGTAGGACTGCGAGCGGCCGACCTTCGCCGCCACCGCCGCGACGTCGTAGCGGCAGGTTTGCATCAGTGCCCCGAAGCCCTGGGCCTCATCGAGCGGATGGACGTCCTCGCGCTGAAGATTCTCGACGACCTGGATCTCCAGCGCCCGGGCATCGCTGAGGTCGCGCACCACGACCGGGATGTGTTCCTGGCCCACCGCGCGCGCCGCCCGTAGGCGCCGGGCGCCGCAGATGACCTCGTACATCGGCCCCAGGCCGCGTTTCCCTTTCCCCCGATCGCGGGCCTCATCGGGGATCTGCCGCACCAGCAGCGGGTTGATGATCCCCTGCTCGCGGATACTGGCCGCGAGCTCCTCGAGCCCCTGGTTGTCGAAGTGCCGGCGCGGGTTGGTGGGCGATTCGTGCAGGCTCCGCGCCTCGACATAGGTGATCGTCGTCTCATCGGTCTTGATCGCAGTCGAAGGATCGCTCATTCGGTCGCCTCCTGTGGCTCTCGTTGTTGGCATTCAGGCCAATTCTCCAAACATGCTCATCTGGCTGCGGATGCCATCGGCCGCCCCCGCGAAGTTGGGGAAGATCTCGGCCAGGACCGATTCGCACGCGCACGACACCCGCCACAATTTGCTCACTTCGTCAAACTCGCGCTCCAGCCCGGGTTCCAGGCGCTGCTTGATCTCATGCAACGCCGCCCGCCACTCCTCGCTCGAGCCGCTCCAGCGAAATTGGAAATAGGCGAGGCCTTCGCGATCCACGATCTCCAAATCCTCAACCCGCGCAGCCATCAGTTCCCCCTCCGCTCACTCAAAATATCTGCGCCCGCATTCCCAGACGAACTCCACCTCGCGGTCATCCGCGCCATCAACCCGCTGGACTCGAATCCCATCATTGCGCACGCGAATCGCCCCCTCGCAGTCGCCCGGTTGCAGCATCGCCACGACCTCGACCTCATCGCCGGCTTTGGCGAAGTCTCCCGCATTGCGGGTCAGGATCAGCCGGCTGCCGATCTTGAGTCCATCGAATGCGCCCATCAGTTCCTCCTCGCTTTCGCTGCCCACGGCCGCCGTTGAACCAACCTGTCGGCCCAACGCGTCGCATGTTGCGCCGCGACCTCCAGGCATACGCCCGGGCCGGTGAATAGGCGATAATCCGCCATCGCCAGAACCCATGCCGGCGCCGGATTAGTCGCCGATGTCACGATCAGAATCGGGATCTGCATGCCCGCGGCCCACAGGAGATTGCGCAGGCAGTCGCTATCCGGCGCGCCCTCGATCAGTCCCAGGTAGACATCGGCCTGGTCGAGGTTCTGCTGCAGCGCGAAAGTGCCGGCCGCGGCGATGGGTTGTTCGATTTCCGCCGGCGGCTTGTCGCTCCTCGTCATCGCTCTCTCCGCCCGCCCCACTCCGCGTAATTGCCGGCGGTGATGGGCGCGACCTCCGTCGCCTCCAGCAGTCGCCGCATGATCCGCGCGCCCAGCCGCTGCTCAAGCTGCTGCTCGCTGCAGTTGCTGGTCGCCAGGATCGGCAGCTTGCGCCGATACCGACGATCAACCAGCGCGTAGAGCCGGTCGCGCGCCCAATCCCCGCGCTCGTCATCCGGCAATCGCTCGGCGCCCAGGTCGTCGAGCGCCAGCAGACTCACCGATCCCGCCGCCTGCTGAATGTCGCCGACCGCGATCCCGCCCGCCCGCTCGATGCGGTAGGACTCGCGCAGCGCCTCCAGGTAATCGGGCAGGCTGAGGAACAGGCAGACAACGCCGTCCCGCGTCAATCCCCGTACCGTGGCGGCCGCGAGGTGGGTTTTCCCGCACCCGTTCTCGCCGACCAACAGCAGCCCCATTCCGTCCGCCAGATGGAGCGACCAATTCATCGCCAGATCCGCGCAGCGCTCTGCGGCGAACTGGTTGCCCGGGCAGACCTCGAAGTTTTGGAGGCTCGCGGCGGCGAAGCGCGCATCCACGTGCGCCTGCGCCCACAGGCGATCGAGGCACCGCTGTTTCTCCGCCGCGGCCTGCGAGCGCGCCCGTTCGGCGCTCTGCTTGCGCTCGCAACCGCAGCCGGCGCACCACACCACCAACGCGAGCGGCGGCTGCATGAACTCAGGCCGCGGGATCTGCCGGCGACTCCGGCGCGTCCCGCAGTGGGGGCACGGCGCCGGCTCGGGCCGCTCGTTGAACGCGCCGCCTCTCCCACGATTCCGCGGCCCGCTGGCCATCTCCGCGGCGGATGAGGTTTGAGCTTGCTCCCTTTCCTCGATCTCCATCTCGTGCTCCTCGGTCGGCATTGATCTCGTCGGCCTTGCGCATCCAGTTGCGCACCCGCGAGCGAGGCCCGGTCTGCCCGCGCAAGGGGAGTTTGTTTTTTGAGGCGAGCCATGCTTTCAGCGCCCGGATCTCCCGCGCCAGGTCGAGCTGCCCATAAAGCTCCGCGAGCGAATCCAGAAGCTCGCGATCCCTGCCCTCATCGAGCGGATAGCCCGGGATCGCCTGCAACGCCGCCCGTTCCGCTGGCCATGACGCCCGGACAGGCTTGTCGTCGGGGGTGGTGGGCGGCGCGGCGCGCAAAACGCGCGGCGCGACCGCAGCTCCCTCCCTCCCTAAGTCTGGGTCTGTGCCTGAGCGAGGGCGAGGGAGAGGGAGAGGGACAGAGGGAGGGACTAGTCCCTCGGGGGCATCGATACCCTCTCGATAGCCTACCGATAGGGTATCGGTAGGGTATGCCGACAGGCCCCCAAGCAAGTCCCGATTGTGCTCGAGGAAGTCGCGCAAAAACCGCTGCGGCCCGCGCAGGGCATGGTTGAGCGCCGAGATCAGGAACTTCGATCCAGCCTTGACTTCGCCCGCCTGCACGCGCAAGAAGTTCTTGACCCAGACCACCCCGTCGTCGGCATCGTAGAGACATCGCTCCCGGATGGCATCGAGCGCGCGATCCAGGCGCACCCCGCGCAGGCCGATGTGCGCGGCGATGAGTCCCGGCAATATGCTGTAGATTCCCGAAGGGTTCGCCAGGGGAGAGGTCACGAAATAGAGGAACAGCAACTTACCATCGGGGCCGAATGCGTGAAACCACGGCTCGTCCCAGATGCTGCTGTAGATAGTGCGACCGGGCATTCCGCCCTCCACCGTTGCCGCGATTGCTGCTGCTACTCGTCCGTCGCCGGCTCCGCCATCGCCCGCGACGGCGCCGTCTCGTCTTCCCCGAATCCCAGGTCCGGCTGCTCCAGTGCGATCTGCACGTGCACGCGCTTGCCGTGTAGCGCACCGAGCCGGTCCGCGAGCTCGTGCGGGTTGCCATCCTCGGCCACCAGGCTCGTGCGGCACTCGGGGTCGGTGCTGATGACCCGGCCCTCCTCTTTGGTGTCAACGAGCTTGACCATCGTCCCCGTGATCACTGCCTTGAATGTTACTGCGGCTCCATTCAATTTCAT